AAAATTAGGTGCTATCTTTGAACACCATTGGTGATGTCTTGAATTAACTTCAAACATACCATCTTCTAGATCTTTTACGTAATGATATTGTGATTGTTTTCCACTATGATCAACATCTTCAGAGAAAACATCGCTTTGGTGAAATTCAACAACTCTTTCTAATAAATCTTCAACCTTTCCTCCAAAATAATAATTTAAAATTTGCATACCTTTACAAATTCCAATTATTGGCTGTTCACATTCTATGGCTAATTCTATCCAATGTAATTCTTTTTGATCTCTTTCTATATTTTTGCCAATATCTGCTCCTCCACATAAAAGTAGTGGTGCATCAAGATTTTTGTACCTAAGATCCAGAATGATTGGATCGAATCCTTCAGATTTAATCCAATTAATATACATTTCCTTTTCTTTTAGGCCTTTAGGTGGCGCTACAAATATCTTCAAAATATTAAATGTTTTTCAATACTCTAATAGTATCCATTCATTTTTTAAAAGTCTCTAGTAGTTTCATAAATAGCTTTAATTACAGGAAATCTTAGTGAATTAGTACCATTCATATTTGTTGTTTCTTCAAAGTATTGGATAGTAACTTGTTTCCCAACTATTTCATTTGGATTCTGAAAATAATGACGTCTTTGATCATGATTAAAACCACTTCCAACTTGAACAGGATTTCCTTTATGTTCTATAATAATATTCTTTAACATTAATTCAGAAACTTCTGCGCCATCAACAATAACTCTTTGAATGTCGTTTTCTACACCAACTACAATATATTCTTCATCGTGCATTTGTTTTACTTTAAGAACCTCATCAGATCTTTTACCTTTATATGCAGTGTTCTTACGTAACATAAGTCCTTCCCATCCACCTTCTTTTGACATATCCATCATTCTAGAGAATACTTCATCATCACAATCTAATTGCTCAAGAACTCCAATAAATTGATGTCCATCTTCAACAATATTATATAGATTATTAATACGCTCATTAAATGTAGTCAAACTAGTTTTATCTTGAAATTCTTTAAGAGTTAGAAAATCAAACATCCAATAATATGGATTTTCAATAGTGTGATCTTTACGTTTAATTTCTTTAATAATATTTTGGAAATCCTCATCTCCGTTTTCATCTAACATACAAATCTCTCCATCAAAAACCATATTGGAAAGATTCAATGCTCTCAACTCTGGTTTTAAATTATCAAGTGTTAAGAATTCTTTTCCTGATCTTGAGAAAAACTTAGGTTCTCCATCACCATCAATAATACAAATACATCGACATCCATCTAATTTACGACTAACTTGCCATCCATCATTCCAATCAACTTTCTTTTGAGTTTTTTTCATCAAATGCTTTTGCTAATGCAACATCAAATGTTGGGATAAGATTAGGAATTGCCTTATTAATAGTAGATGCAGTTGATCTTGTCTTAAGATTACGATCCAGAATGTTCCAGATTAAATCCTCAAATAGTGGATTTTCTCTAACATATCGATTAACATTAGCAATTGCGTTGTGACCAGTGACTACTCTGTCATTCAGATCATTAAGTAAAAGAAAGAAATCACCATAAGTATTAGGATGACCTAACAAATCTGAATTCTTTTTACAGTTTGCTGAAGTTACACCATATTGAAGATATGTATTATATGTGTAGTACAGCGCATTTCTAACCGATTCATATTGACTATATTCTTTTAAGACATTTATTTTGTCTGTGTTTGAATTAGTTGAATTTGAAACTTCAACGAAATCATGTATTAATTGGAAATCTGTTCTCATAATTATATCATTTTTAAAAGATTACTAACTAGTAGAATCATGTATAATCCAAAGGCTACGGTTAATACAATATCTACGCTATCTATATTTTGTACAATTGATTTTATTTTTCTCATATTATAAATCGTTATTTAAGTGGCTTCTAAAACCCATAACAGGCGTGTGGCCAACAATTTTATTTTTACGTTGCTCAATCATATTTCTTGTCATGATCAAAGTTTCAACATCTTCTTCAGTTTTTACCCAATCTGTAAATAGGTAAGTCAGCAATCTTGATTTTAGCTTTTTCATATTATGCAAATTTAGCTCTTAATTCTTTAATCTCTTCTTTTGATTCAAATCCAATGATGTGAAATACTTCATTGCCTTCACCAAAATTAGGCTGTACAAAATTAGATATGATTAAATCATCCCAAATTTCGTTTAACCACCATGTTTCGATGCCATCGATATTTTTTAGAAGATCTTCTTTGATAGATTCTAAAGTAAAACCATAACCATATCCTGATGACATGATAATCTTACCTAGTGTTTTAGCTGTATCTAAATCGCTAAGCGCATTAATAGCAAATTCAATTTCTTTAATCATATGAGAAGAAACTTCTTGATTATATTTATACATCTCTCTTGACCAAGGTTTAGTGATCTCGATGCCGTGCTTGTAAATTTTTGGAATTTTTGACATGTTTTTTATTTTTAGCTTTTTAATTACAGTACTAATATACCACTTTTATTTTAACGGGGAAAGCTTTTTGCTGTTTATTTTTAAAAGTTACGAACAATTACGTTTATACCGCATTTTTCATAAACCGCT